CATAGTCGCATAGGAGGCGATCATGGCTGAATCGATGCGAGCACTGGCGCGGCGCGGCTTGGTGTCGTCCAAGGGCGTGCAGAACGCCATCAACAACTCCACCAAGGTGCAGAAGTCCAAGATGGCGCCGTTCCATGGCCGCCAGAAGGACGAGGGCGAGGCGCACGGCCTCGGCCACGCCATTGCGCGGGTCGATGAGATCAACTCGAAGATGACGCAGGCCGATCGGGCCAAGTCGGCGCCGAGCCGCAACAAGGGCATGAGCGGCAAGGTAGGCTCGGCGCAGCGCTCCAAGTCGACGCAGGGCGGCCATGTGGGTGCGAGCCAGACGCCGACGCGCTACCAGATCGACAAGTTCCCGCGCGGCCAGGGCAAGACGTTTCCGGCCGGCGGGAAGGTGAGCGCCAAGGGCAAGAAGAGCGTCGGCGTCAAGGGCCCCCCGGCCAAGCGCACCGGCGGCCCGGGTGGCAGCGGGCGGAACTACTACGGCGGCGGCAACCGCAACCCGCCCGAAGGCGGGTAAGCTATGGCCAATGCACTGCGACGAGCCGATCGGATGAAGGTCGAGACGATCGGCGGCGAGCAGTTCACGGATGCCGCCGCGGTCGTGGAGGACGTGCCGACCACGCACAGCTTCGACCCGCAGGCCGACAAGCTCGCCAAGGTCAAGGCCATCCGGGCGCAGGCGCAGGCGTTCAAGGCATTGCTGCGGGAGTTCGGCTCGAGCCGATCGTTCTCGATCTCCCGGCAGCGGATAGAGGAGGCCGTCCACTGGGCGGTCGATGGAATCATCAATGAGCGGACCACTGAAAGACACCCGACGTGAGTTGCTGGCCCAGGCGCTGGCATCCGGCAAGAGCATGGTGGAGGCCAATGAACTCGCCGGCTATGCGAAAGGTAAGCCCTGCACCGGCACGAACGGCCATCGCCTGGCGCACCATCCCGCGGTGAGAGCGCGCATTGACGAAATCCAGGCCACCGCCATGGCCCGCACGCTGAAGCTCCAGGCCATCGCCGCGGTGCGCTCCGCGACCACCGTGGCCTCGCTGATCGCCGAGGCCGAGGAGGCCCGTGTCCTGGCCATGAAGATCAAGAATCCCGCCGCAGCCGTCGCCGCCATCAAGGAGAAGGGCATTCTCTCGGGCATGAGGATCGAGAAGAGCGAGCATCTGAACCGCAATGTTGAACAGCTCACCGACGACGAGCTTGCCGCCTATCTCACCGCAGACGGCAGCCCGGAACCTCCTGAAACGACGACACATTAGGGCTTCACTGGTCGCCTGGGCGCGCCACTGCGGCTATGAGCCGGCGCGGCACCATCGGTTGCTGATCGAGAAGCTGACGCAGGTTGCCAATGGCGAAATAGATCGTCTGGCTGTCTTTATGCCGCCCGGCTCGGCCAAGTCGACTTACGGCTCGATACTGTTTCCGCCATGGTTCATGGCTCGTGCGCCTGGCCGCTCGATCATTGCGGCCTCGCATACCACCGAGCTTGCGCAGAAATGGGGCCGCAAGGTCCGCAATCTGATCGCCGAGCATGGCCCGACGCTGGCGGCGGTTCTTTCGCAAGACAGCCAAGCAGCGGGACGCTGGGCGCTTGCGTCGGGTGGCGAATACTATGCGGCAGGCGTTGGAACAGGCATCACCGGCTTCCGCGCCGATGGCGCCATCATCGATGACCCGATCCGCTCGCGCGAGGACGCGGACTCCGAGACGGTGAGGGAGCGGACCTGGGAGTGGTACAAGTCGGACCTGCTGACGCGGCTGCGGCCTGGCGGTTTCGTGGTGCTGATTCAGACCAGATGGCACGAGGTGGATCTGGCCGGCCGGGTGCTCGAGGAGATGGCCAAAGGCAGCGGCGACCGCTGGAGCGTGCTCTCGCTGCCGGCCGAGGCCGAGGAGAACGATCCGTTGGGCCGCGCGCCCGGCGAATGGCTGTGGGATGACGCCTACGGCTATGCCAGGTTCCTGGCGCGGGAAAAGGCCACCCAGATCCCGCGCAACTGGTCGGCGCTCTACCAGCAGCGGCCGACGCCCGAGACCGGAGACTATTTCAAGGAGGAGTGGCTGCGGCCGTACAGCAAGGCGCCGGCGCGCGCCACGCTCAACGTGTATGGCGCCTCGGACTATGCGGTGACCTCGGACGGCGGCGACTACACGGTGCATGTGATCGTGGGCGTCGATCCCGAGGGCCAGATGTGGCTCTTGGATCTGTGGCGCAAGCAGGCCTCGTCGGATGTCTGGGTCGAGGGCGTCTGCGACCTCGTGCTGGAATGGAAGCCGTGGCTGTGGGCCGAGGAGCAGGGCCAGATCAAGTCCGGCATCGGGCCGTTCCTCGACCAGCGGCTGATCGAGCGCAAGGCTTGGATCGGGCGCGAGCAGTTTCCGACCCGCGGCGACAAGGCGGTGCGGGCGCAGTCCATCCGCGGCCGCATGGCGCTGCAGGGGCTGCACGTCCCGACCGCGGCGCCCTGGTATGCGGCATTCCGCTCCGAGCTCCTGAGCTTCCCGGCCGGCAAGCACGACGACCAGGTGGACGCGCTGGGGCTGCTGGGACAGCTCCTCGACCAGGTATCGAGCGGGCGCAAGCCCAAGGCGCCGATCCTCGAGGAAGAGACCGGCTACAAGCCGTTCGAGAACGAGCCCGTCACCGATAGCTTCCTGGCAATGTAGAGGTGGGTAATGGCATTCGGCGGCCTCCCGGCACGATCGCAGAGCAATCCGGGCGATCAGCTCCCGAGGCGCAATATTCTCTCGGGCGTCGGCGTGCTCGGCGGGCGGCAATTCGGCGGCGATACCATGGGGCGCCGGGCGGCGCAGAATAATCCCGGCTTCAAGTCGCAGACCGGAACAGTAGGCAATTGGGGCACCGAGGCGCCCGACGAATACGACTTCTCGGGCGACGAGGACGGCTATTTCCCGGTCACGCGGCTACGGCAGCAATACACCGACTATCTGGCAACGAAGGTGCTGGAATATGAGGAGCAGAAAGTCTCGCGCCACTACTACCACGGCGCGCACTGGACGGCGGAGGAAATCCGCATCCTCCGGCAGCGCAAGCAACCGATCATCACATTCAACAGGATCAACCGAAAAGTTGACGGCATCACAGCGCTTGTGCAGCGACTTCGCCAAGACCCGAAGGCTTTTCCCCGATCGCCTAAGAATGCCGGGGGTGCCGAGCTCGCCACGCAGTGCATCCGCGCCGCACTCGATGGGATGGATTTCAAATATCTCGACTTCGAATGCACCAAGCAGGCCGCCATCGACGGCATCGGCGGAATCGAGCTCAAGCTGATCGAAGGCGACCATGGCGACCCGGATATTGGCGGTGATTTTATTTTCGGCGATGATTTTTTCTACGATCCTCGTTCTTACAAGCCTGATTTTAGTGACGCCCGTTATATGGGTATTGCTAAATGGTTGGACGTGGAGGCGGCAATCGAGCTTTTCCCCGACAAGGAGGAAGAGCTTAGAACCCTCATGGTCGACACGGGCTTCGATCTCACGACACATTCGGATCGCGAGTTCAAGTGGGTCTATGTCAACGAGCAAAGACTTCGACTGATCGAGCACTGGTACAAGCACAAAGGCAAATGGTACTGGGCGTTCTATTGCAGCTTCATTTTGCTTGATCAGGGCGTGTCGCCGTTCCTCGATGAGCGCAACAGGCCGATGAACCGCTACGTGATGTTCTCGGCCGCGGTCGACCACGATGGAGATCGCTATGGTTTCGTCCGCAACCTCAAAGGTCCGCAAGACGAAGTCAACCAGCGCCGGTCCAAGGCGCTCTTTATCTCGAACGTTACGCGCACTTTCGCGCAGAAAGGCTCGGTTGACGATGTGGAAACAGCTCGCCGCGAAAGCTCGCGCCCAGACGGATGGGTAGAATACAACAAGGGCTTCGAGAAGCCGATGCCGGACGATCGGCAGGCCGACCTGGCGGCGCAACTGCAACTCATGCAGACAGCGACGAGCGAAATCGATGGGTTTGCCAACATACGACCCGACGCCATCGGAGCGGATGACAGCACGTTTCATTCAGGGGTGGCGATTAATTACCTTCAGAAGGCC